GGTCACCTAGTGTTAAATCCGGATCCGAGACTATGGGCAAAGGAAGGAAGGGGGGGATTGATGGCCTACTAGGAAGACAAGCGGCAAGGCCCAAGGAAGGAAGGAAAGCGGCAAGCGGCATGATCGGGGCACCGGGGCAAAGAAAAGGCCCCTAGGGGATTCCTAGGGGCTTGGCGGGGGCTTGGATTTACTTTCCGTTGCCCGCAAGGGCACTAAGGACTAACAGCAAAGTGAAAAGCAAACACAGGGCGAGATAACCGAGAACGCGAAGGAGGGGTTTCAAAGTTTCCTCCCGTCGATTACCTCGAGTCTCATCCCGAGGTCGGTCAACTTTGCTTCGATGGTAGGGCGCACCCGGTCGGCGCAGTCGGCGCAGAAGACCTTAATCGAAACATATTGGGCACCCTTGCAAGCGGAGAACTCGGCGGCACGTTTCCAATCCAAGATCACCCCGCACTCGGGGATCGAACAAAAAATGGCGCGTCCCACGGAAAACTTGAAGGCGTCGCGCTGAATAGTTTCTTTCATGGGGTCAAAATTGCTGAATGACGATTCCACCGTCGAATTGCACTACAGTGGTTTTCCGGCCAAGCCACATTTCAGCCTGATTATTGTCCTCTGACTTGAAACCGTAAGCTTTCGCAGCTTCAAGCGCGGAAAGATATTCCGCCCATTCACAGCAAATCCCGATTGGATCAAGGGTGAGTTCCTCTGCAATTGAGTTTTCGTATTCTTCCAAATATTCAAACAAGGCGCGGAGCGCGGCTGGGGAAAACTGCGTTCCCCGCCCGCAGGCGCGGAATGCGTCGGTAAATGCGTACTCTGTTACAATGGTTTTCATATGGTTTTTAAGGGCATCAATTGCCCGCAGAACCCACGGAGTTTCCCCCATGGATCCTCCGGAGAATTCAAGCTTCGATGAAGTGACCAGCACCCTTTCCGTGTGGTGGAATGTGGACAGACTCGAGACCCCCGCGGGCACCCGAGCATAATTGACACACAGCGCAGGGGGTTCCTACTCGGGTGGATTCACACAGCGACTCACCGACACTAGCCTCGGAGCCGACGCGGAAAGTAGACCAGCCAAGGGAGCGGGCGATCACAAGTTCCGCGATGGAGTCCACCGATGCCATTAGAAGGGTTTTCCACGCTTGGAGGGAGGGTTTTCTCCACTGGTGAGTGTAGCCTGTCCACCCCGAAGAAACGCCCGCAATAGCAAGCGCAAGGGAAAGGGGAATATGGACGGGGTCACCGTAGGCTCCGAAGCGGACTTTCCGGCCAGTGAAACACTCGAGACTACGCAGGGGGGGATAGTTTCCGGCTTTCCATGCTTTCCAAATCCCTTGGGGAGCTTGGCCGGGGTTCACATAGCAAGTCCGCTCCACACCGTGACGACCGTTTTCTTCGTGTCCACGGTGGACACAAGATCCACAGATTAAGCGGTCCAAGCCCGTGCGGATTGCTTCTGTGGGACTACAGGCTTTAACGAGTATCCAGATTTGGATCATATCGCCTGTCTTCCGGTTGTCCGAAGGGGTTTCAAACCCGGTTGCAATGATGACTCGGGCGTGATCTTCGTGGAGGATGTAGCCGTTACTCATCGGGCACCCCCGTGAACCACAGTGAACCGGACATTGTGTCCGGTCGTTTCGTTTCGTCCGGTGCTGTAGCCTATGAAAGCGGCAAATTCGACGATGGAAAGATTCGGCACGTAGGAATCTTCGACCATAGTCCGGACGTAACCGCGGCGACCGAATGCGCGGCGGGCGGCACGTTTCGCGAAGATCTCAGCGGCGGCGGCGATGCCTTCGGCGCGGACTGGGCGGAAACCGTTGCAACGGAAGAGGATCAAAGGACACCTCCGACGATGAGATCGGCGACGCAGAGCGCGAGGGCTGAGATTACGAGGAACGCGCCGATTAGGATCGCGAGGGCGGAGAGGAAGGGTTTAAGTTTCATGATTTGAGAGGGAACCAATGATCGGTTCACGAGAGGAGAGTGCAACGGTTCACGAGAGGAGTCAACGCTGGAATACAAGAGAATGAGAAAATGCTATCGGGGGGAATGGCGAAAGCGGGGGCGAAAAAAAATTCAACGGTTAACCTGGAGAAGTCTTTAGGGGTTGGACATGAGATGTCTGAGGGGGGGAAGAAGGAAAAACGGAGGGTTGGGAGGCCCGAAATCCAGATATCTGCGGAACAGAAAAAAACAGCAACTCGAGCGGCTTACTTGGGTATGCCGGAAGATCGGATCGCGATCATCTGCGGATTTGCTTCCGGCAATCCAACTGGCTGGGGGCAATATCTCATTCGCCATCCAGACTTTAAACGGGAGCTTGAAAGCGCAAGGGTCACCGGTGAGGTTGAAATGCAGGGTAGAGTTCTAGACGCAGGCAATGGCTGGCAGGGTTCCGCATGGCTCCTCGAGCGCACCCGTGGCTACGTTGCCCGTGCCTCGCTTGAACATACGGGCAAAGGTGGCAAAGAGTTAAGTGTTAGCGGTAATCTACTTGGCGCATTCGGTGGGCAATCCAAATAGGATAAGCAATAGGGATAGTGTACTAGGATAAGGACTATGGTAATAGGACGACGGGGGCGGGGGACCACCCAGGAGGGGGGTGGGTGATACCTTATACCCCCCATCAGTACCCAACCCAATTTTATGAGTGTCAAGCAAATTAAACGAAAGAAATCCCCTTCACTAGGAATGGGTTCGCATATCCCTGCATGGAAGCAGCGTAAGCTCTTGGAGGAGGCACAACATTTGGCCAACTTCCCTAAGATGATGTTGGGGCTTCGCGACACCTATCCTTGGCAGGAGAAGGTGCTGGGAGCGTTGAACGAGAAGCATTCCAAGGTGGCCCTCAAGGCCGCGAATGGTTCTGGCAAGACGAGCATGGTAGCCGCGAGCGCGGTCGTCTGGCACATGCTCCGCTGGCCTGGGAGTCTTGTGGTATGTACGGCTGGTGTGTACCGACAGGTGGCCGATGCTCTGTGGCCGCATCTGCGGAAGATGATCAATGGATTGGGTGGCGAGGAGAATGGATTCTCGATCAAGGATGGAGAGATCCGCTATGTGTACCCGAAGAAGGTGGATGGTCAGGAGTTGGTGAGTAGGTGCATAGGGTTCTCGGCGAGCAATCCGGAGAAGGCGGAGGGCTGGCATGTGCAAGGTCCGAGCAATGATTTGCTGTATATTGTGGATGAGGCGAAAGCGGTACCGGACGGGATATTCCAGTCGATGGAACGGTGCCAGCCGACTCGGACTCTGTTGATGAGTAGCCCCGGCGGCTCCTCCGGATATTTCTACGATGTATTTCGCAGAAATGATGGGAAGTGGAATACGTTTACGGTGACGGCTTTTGATTGTCCGCATATCCGGAAGGAGTGGATTGATGATCAGTTCGCTAGGTGGGGCGAGGGTCATCCGCTTGTGAGATCGATGATCTATGCGGAGTTCATGGAGGACGACGGGAGTTTGACGGCGGTGAAGACGATTGATTGGCAGAGGGTGGTTAGTGGCCCACCTAAAGAGGATACGGAGGGTCAGCCATTGACCGCGGGTTGTGATTTCTCAGCGGGCGGTGATGAAAGCGTCCTCGTCATTCGCCAGGGCAATACGGTTAAGGGACTGGTGCGGTGGCGGGATAAGGACACGATGGCCAGTGTGGGTAGGTTCATAGCGGAGTTCAGGAAGTGGAATCTGAAGGCGGCGGATATCTATGCGGATGTGGGCGGCATGGGTGTGGTGATGTGTGATGCCCTCCGCTCCGAGGGTTGGGATGTGCGGCGAGTGAACTTTGGGGAGCGGGCCATTCGGGATGATCAGTTCGTGAATAGGGCGGCTGAGATGTGGATCGAGTTCGGGCGGATGGTGGAGGAGGGGAAGGTGAATCTGGGGCCTGTTGGAACGGACGAGATTCTATTGCAGCAGTTCGTGAGCAGGAAGGTGCGGACTAATGGTAAGGGGAAGCTGACGCTGGAGGGTAAGGACGAGCTGCGATCCCGCGGGGTGAATAGTCCGGATCGGGCGGATGCTATGGTGCTGGCGTTTTGCGGTGGTGGCGGGAAGCGGATGGATGAGTACCTGAAAGCATTGGGTGAGGATGGAAGGAGCTTGCTTGAAAGGATGGAGGATGAGATAGGTCCGGTGGAGGAAACTGGGTCTCCGCTTGCTGGATGCGAGGTTGGCGGGTAGGAAGAGGGGTATACATTTATGATGAGCGACAAACAGCGGAATTCGTTGCAGGGCCAGATTGTTGAGGCTGTTGCCCAGCGAAGCCCGTGGGAGATAAGGCAGACGCGGTGGTATGAGTTACGCCATCACGGATTGCGACGTACCAATAAGCCCTGGCCCAAGGCCGCGGATCTGCATTGGCCGCTCATTGATACGGCGATCGAGAAGCTCAAGCCGCTGTTCCTCCAGCAGGCGTTGGGCATGGATGTTGTGGCCAGCTTTGTTCCGATGCGCCAGCAGTTGAATGCGTATACGAAGGTGGCTGAGGACTGGTTCAATTATAAGATTCGGGACAAGACCAATTTTACGGATGAGGTATTGAGCTGGGTGGATTACACGCTGATGAGTGGGCGCGGGGTGATCAAGTGCTTCTGGAATCCCGGTGATAAGCGGGTGGGGTTTGAGGCGATTGACCCGATGTATTTCATTGTGCCGGCATACACCGTGGATTTGCAGGATGCAGATTGGGCGGTGCATGTGATGCCGATGAGTGTGGGGGCGTACAAGCGGATGGCTGGGCAGTTCGGGTGGAAGAGCGATTCCAAGACGATCGAGAAGATTCGGGGTAATCCGCAGCAGGACGATAACGTCCCGGGAGCAGCGACCGAGGAAGACGCAAAGCAGCTTCGCGAGGGTATCACTTACACGAGCAATACCGATGGGGTGATTGTGTGGGAGGTGTACAAGAAGCGGGATGACGGGGTATGGGAGGTTTACCTGTACAGCCCCGCGGCAGTGGACATGGATCTGCGAGATCCGATGGAGTTGCCATATGATCATGGCCAATGTCCCTTCGTGGACTTCCCGTATGAGATCAAGGACAAGGGATGGTTCAGCCCGCGGGGCGTGTGCGAGATCTTGGCTCCGTTCGAGTTGTCCATGACCTCGATGTGGAACCATAAGCACGATGCGATGACGCTCTATAATCGCCCGCTATTTAGGGCGGAACGGGAGCTACCGAACAGTATCAACTTGCGGTTCTCGCCCGGTCAGATCTTGCCGTATGGCGTGGCCCCGGTCCAGATGCCGCAGCCCCCGGTGAGCTTCGATCAGGAGCTAAACCAGACTCGGGCGGTGGCGGAGAACCGGATCGGTAGTCCGGATTACGCGATGGGCAGTGCGATGGGCGGGGGTAGTGACCGGCGGACGGCGACCGAGATCCAGAGTATCAATGCTCAGGCAATGCAGAGCGGTGATCTGCGGGCGCGACTATTCCGTATGGCACTGGGCAAGATGTACCGGCAAGCTTGGGGACTTTATGTTCAGTATGATTCCAAGAGTTTACGATACCGCTTCGCGGAGGACTCGCTGGATGCGGATCCGGTGGCATTGCACGATCAATATGAGCTGGAACCGAAGGGCGGTATGGACATGGTCAGCCGGCAGATGATGGTTCAGCAGGCCATTAACCGTAAGCAACTGTTCCAGAACAGCCCCTGGGTCGATCAGGTGGAGCTGGATAAGAGCATCATGGAGCTGGATGACCCGTCCCTGATCAAGCGATTGATACGGGATCCAGGTCAGAAGCAGCAGGATGAGCTTGAGGACGAGACCAAGACGATCCCGACACTGCTAATCGGCATCCCGGTGCCGGCTAAACCGGGTCAGAACTTCGCGGGCCGTATCGGTGTGCTGATGCAGTACCTGAATGGGGCGATCCAGCAGGGGCAGCAGTTCAGTCCGGCTTCCAAGAATGCGTTTATGGTGCGGATTGACAGCCTGTTGCAGGGGTACGAGCAGGTGGCGACCAATGAAGCGCGGAAGTTGAGGGCTGAGATCCAGAAGTTCCTGACCAGCAGCGGTTTGTTGCAGCAGCAACAGCCTCAGATGCCAATGCCGCCCGCCGGCCCAGAGCCTCAGATGGCCCAGCCTCCCGTTCAATAAGCTATGACCTGCAAAGATTGCCGATATCGAGCCTCCGACAAGACCTGCCGGCGGTTTCCGCCCACCAGTAGGCCAACTTGCTGGCCCACTGTGCTGGATTTCGATTGGTGCGGAGAATTTTACGCTATGACCGCTATTATTGTGGAGCCTCAGCCCGTTTTGACCTCGATTCCGGTGCAATCCCAAGCCCAAGCTCCGTTAATGGAGCAGCTTGAGGAGGGTGTGGCACCGAAGATCAGGTTCCAGAAGGCTAAGAGGCAGGAGAACATCAAGGAGTTGCAGGATTCACCCCTATTCCAATCTTGATATGGCCGAGTACCAAGGAAAGAAAGTATCGCTTGGCAAACCTTTCTATACACCCGGCGAAACAAAGAAGCGGGCGGTGTACGTCCGAAATCCGAAGGGTACCGTGATCAGGGTTCGCTTCGGTGACCCCAACATGGAGATCAAGAAGGACGATCCCGAACGGCGAAAGAGCTTCCGAGCGAGGCATAACTGCGATACTGCGACTGATAAGACAACCCCGAGGCATTGGTCGTGTAAAATGTGGTGATTTATGAAGAAGAAATCGAAGTTCAGCAAACTGGCAACGCAACTCAAGAAGGAGGGCGCGGATGATCCCAAAGCTCTCGCGGCATACATTGGTCGCAAGAATCTTGGGGCCGCGGAGTTCATGCGCCGCGCCGCCGCCGGTCGCAAAAAGGCTAAGTGATGATCTCACTCATTTCACGAGTCCGCGCCGCATGGACTTTTGGCCGGCATCAATGCTGGGTCGATGCGCTTCCTTGGAACAGGGATGACGCGACCACCCTCAATAACTTTTTCAAGAGCGAGACCGGAAAAAAGTTCAAGGACGCTCTCCTGAACACTGTTCTTATGCAGAACGCTTCTGCAATTACGGACAGAAACCATTTGCAATACTCCTCTGGATTTGCAATGGGT